AACCCCGGCAGGGGAGTGCCGGGGCGAAGTGACGGTAGCGACCGCCAGGAGAAGCAAACATACAAAGGCGCGACAGCGCCGCTTGCACACTTGCAGAAACGACTATACACTGCGGCCAACGTGGTTACAAGACAAAGTCAAGGGAACCATCGCATGTTGGATCATCTGATTAATTTCACGCCGGATGTGGAGCAGGACTCCACAGATTTCACACGCCTTGAGAAAACCAATCCCGTCGATGTCATCGATGCACAGGTGAAAACCGCCGATTGGTTAAAGAGTCTGGGCGCTGCAAGTAGTGACGTTGCTACCGAACTGGAAGCCAACGCTGCAAGAAAAGCATTTGGTTCGTTTATAACTGCGCAACCCCCAGAAGCGCAACAGACAGCATTAGCAGAAATAAAAACACCCGCTGCTGTCCAACATTTAGTAGGCATGCTTACCGCCTATGACTGGGAATTCATCCACCAAGCCAAAGAGTTGCGCGGCTACACGGTGGCAAAAATCTTGGAAGACACCAACCACCCCACCGCCAGCGTGCGGCTAAAAGCACTTGCCCTCTTGGGCAAAGTCACGGAGATTGGTCTGTTTACCGAAAAGATAGAAGTCAAAAAGACCGAGCTGTCCGACGTTGAGTTGGAAGCCCGCATCAAGGAGAAACTTAATAAACTGGCAAAAATCGTAGACATCACGGACATCAGCGATGCCCAGATAAAAGAAATCGACGATGAAGCCAGTACTGAGTCCTGAAGAAATACAGGCGCTGAACCGGGTACTCCCCACACTAAGCCCCCAAGAAAAGGCAGAACTGCTACAGGACTTGGAAGAACGCGCAACCCGTGCGTCGAAACAGATTGGTCAAGACTCCATGCTGGGCTTTGCCCTGCACGTGTACCCCGGATTTAAAATAGGGCCACATCACAGGAAGTTGGCCAAAATTTTTGAAGACGTGATTGCGGGAAAGAAGAAGCGCGTCATTATCAATATTGCACCCCGTATGGGTAAGTCCGAATTCTCGTCCTACCTGTTCCCCGCTTACTTTCTTGGCAAGTTCCCCAACAAGAAGATCATCATGGGAACCCACACCGCCTCCTTATCCGAGGACTTTGGTCGTCGTGTCCGTAACCTGATTGAATCTGATGAATACCAAGACCTGTTTCCCCGGACGCAGATTTCTGATGATCAGAAAGCCGCCGGTAAGTGGAGTACCTCCGAAGAAGGCCAGTACTACGCAGCAGGTGTGGGTGGCGCTTTGGCTGGTCGCGGTGCTGATCTATTCGTTATCGATGATCCTCATTCTGAACAGGACGTAAAGTCAAACTCTAGACTTGCGTTCGATACGGCGTGGGCGTGGTTCCAAACAGGCCCGCTACAGCGACTTATGCCGGGCGGGGCGATCATAGTAATTATGACAAGGTGGTCGCTGTTGGACTTAACAGGCCGACTGATTGACTACCAGACGCGCAACCCCGAGGCGGATCAGTGGGAGATCGTGGAGCTACCGGCCATATTAGAAAAAGAACAAGAAGACGGCACCGTGCTGGAGAAATCGCTCTGGCCGGAGCAGTGGCCGCTGGAGGCACTAAAAGGTAAGAAGGCCGGGATGGACCCGAGGTTCTGGAACGCGCAGTATATGCAGCAGCCGACATCGGAGAACTCGGCCATTATTGCTCGGCGGCACTGGCGGATATGGGACAAGGACGACCCGCCGCGTTGCGAATATATTATTCAGTCGTGGGATACGGCATACGAACAAAAGACATCGTCTGACTTCTCGGCCTGCACGACATGGGGCATCTTCTACAACGAGGAAGAGAACGACACGCCGCAGTTAATCCTGCTGGACGCGTTCAAGGATCGGATGGCGTTTCCAGAATTAAAACAAGTGGCACTGAAGCACTACAAGGAGTGGGAGCCGGATGCGTTCATCGTGGAGAAAAAGGCAGCAGGTGCCCCACTTATTCAAGAACTCCGCACAATGGGAATCCCTGTCCAAGAATTCAGCCCCAGCCGAGGCAACGACAAAATTGTCCGAGTCAACGCCATCGCAGACTTATTTACTTCGGGCAAAGTCTGGGCACCGGACACCCGATGGGCACGGGAAGTAATCGAGGAAGTTGCGGCGTTTCCAGTTGGAGAACACGACGACTTCGTGGATACTACGTCGCAAGCATTGCTACGCTTTCGGCAAGGGGGGTTTATTACCCTCGACACGGACGAAAAAGACGACAGATACTACGCGCCCCGCAGGGCTGCTTATTATTAAGGAAACATCATGGCGATTGATAAAGCGCTGTACCAAGCACCGATGGGCTTGCCCGAAGAGGACGATGCCGAGGGCATCGAGGTCGAGATCGTAGACCCTGAAGCGGTCAACATCAGCGGTCCGGGCTTTGCGATTGAGTTGGCTAAGGTCGAGGGCGAAGAAGACTTCAGCAGTAACTTGGCCGAGGAGATGGACGACGGCAGCTTGCAGTCGCTGGCCAGTGACTTGGCAGACGACATCGACAACGATAAAGGCTCCCGCAAGGAATGGGAGAAGATGTACGTCGAGGGCATTAAGCTCTTGGGCCTCCAGATCGAAGAACGCACAGAACCGTGGAGCGGCGCATGTGGCGTGTTCCACCCTATGCTGGCCGAAGCCGTTGTTAGATTCCAGTCCGAAACCATCACCGAGACATTCCCCGCAGCAGGGCCTGTGAGAACCAAGATCATCGGTAAAGAAACGCCGCAGGTCATGGAGGCCGCAGCGCGGGTCGAAGAGGATATGAACTACGAGCTAACCGAGGTGATGACGGAGTACCGTCCAGAGCATGAAAGAATGCTCTGGAGTCTCCCGGCCACCGGTTCGGCGTTTAAGAAGGTGTACTACGATCCCAACCTCGGTCGCCAAGTCAGTATGTTTATTCCGGCAGAAGACATCTTCTTGCCGTATGGCGCATCAGACTTAGACACTTGCTACCGGGTCACGCACGTGATGCGTAAGACCAAGAACGAGATTATGAAACTTCAACAAGCAGGGTTTTACTGCGATGTGGAGTTGGGCGATCCGCAGAAAGTCGTGGAGGACATTCAGAAAGCCAAAGACAAAGAAACGGGCTTCTCTGATTTGAACGACGACAGATACACACTGTATGAGTGCCACGTTGATCTGTACTTGGAAGACGATCCCTACGCAGATAAAGACGACAAGAATGAGTTGACGGAAATTGCGTTGCCGTACGTGGTCACCATCATAAAAGGCACCAACCAGATTCTGGCCATACGCAGAAACTGGAACCAAGACGACAAGCTAAAACTCAAACGCCAGCACTTTGTTCACTACCAGTACATTCCGGGCTTCGGTGCTTACGGCTTTGGTCTGTTCCACCTGATTGGCGGATTCGCCAAGAATGCAACCAGTATCATGAGACAACTGGTTGACGCGGGCACCCTTTCAAATCTACCCGGCGGTCTTAAGTCACGTGGTCTGCGAATTAAAGGTGACGACACGCCTATTGCTCCGGGCGAATTCAGAGATGTGGATGTAGCCTCTGGCAACATCCGTGATTCGATTCTGCCACTACCTTACAAAGAACCGTCTGCGGTTTTGTCAGGACTACTCGATAAGATCGTCGATGAAGGTCGTAGGTTTGCTGCAACGGCAGACTTGCAGGTCTCGGATATGTCGGCCAACTCGCCAGTAGGTTCTACGCTGGCTATATTAGAGCGGCAACTTAAAGTGATGACAGCCGTACAAGCGCGTGTGCACAGCACACTAAAGCGCGAGTTCAAGCTGTTGAAAAACATTATCCGCGACTACACCGATCCGGATTACGAATACACACCAGAGTACGGCACGAAGAAGGCCAAACGTGAAGACTACGATCTGGTGGACTTAATTCCCGTTAGCGACCCTAACGCAGCTACGCTGTCTCAGCGCGTTGTTCAGTACCAAGCCGTTCTTCAGTTAGCCCAAGGCGCACCACAGATTTATGACATGCCGTTCCTGCATCGTCAGATGTTGGAGGTGTTGGGTATTAAAAACGCAGAAAAAATGGTGCCGCTGCCAGACGATCAGAAACCACGCGATCCTGTGACAGAAAATATGGCGGTGTTGAAGTTAGAGCCCGTAAAAGCGTTCTTCTACCAAGATCATCAGGCGCATATTCAGGTTCACATGGCAGCAATGCAGGACCCGATGATGGCGCAGTTAATTGGGCAAAATCCGCAAGCGCAACAAATGCAAGCAGCGATGGCAGCACACATCTCTGAGCACGTTGGGTTCTTATATCGCCAGAAGATCGAAGAGCAGATGGGTGTTGCACTGCCGCCGGAAGACGAGAAGTTGCCACCGCAGTACGAGTTGGCCTTGTCGCAGATGATGGCCCAAGCAGCACAACAAGTGTTGCAACAGAACCAAGCCGCCGCTGCACAACAACAAGCACAGCAGCAGATGCAAGACCCGATTGTGCAAATGCAGATGCAAGAACTACAGCTTCGCGCCAAAGAGTTGGAGATCAAAGAAAAGCAAATGCAAATCGACGCTGCGGCCAAAACAGAAGAACTCGATCTTCGCAAACAAGAGATCGACGGTCGTCAGCAGTTGGAAGCTATGAAAGTCGGCGCGAACATCAAACACCAGCAGGCAACCCTTGAAGCCAAGCAAACGGCAGAAGGTGTGCGCATGGGCATTGATACGGCCAAGGCTAAAGAGCAAGCAGACCTTCAAAGAAAACAAGCCGCACTAAAACACATGGCGGCGTTTAAGAAGAACGAGGCAAAACCAAAAGGAGAATAAATGAGCAACGACTTCGCAAGCGTACTGCGCGAGAAGCTACGCATTGAAATGAACAACTATGCTGATGACGTGGCCACTGGCGTGTGTCAGGATTTTGCAGCTTATCAAAAACTCTGCGGGATGATTCAAGGTCTAGCCCTTGCGGAGCGGTTATTACTTGACCTTGTTGAAGCAATACGCAAAGGAGAAGAAGGCGATGAGTGAGTTAATCCTGCCGAAATACTTAAAAGACTTAATTGAAAACGAAACTGAACTAAAAGACGAGTCTGTTGAAGCGCCGGGAGACGATGCTAAAGCACGGCAGCTACCCAAACCAAAAGGGTGGAAGCTTTTGTGTGCAGTACCGCCTGCGGAAGACACGTTTGACGATTCGGTGCTTGTCAAAGCGGCAGTATCGCAACGGATCGAGGAACAGACAACGACCGTTCTTTTTGTCGTTGCAATCGGTCCAGATGCTTACAAAGATACTAACAAGTTTCCCAGCGGCCCTTGGTGTGAAGAGGGCGATTTTGTGCTGGTTCGCACGTACTCCGGTACGCGATTCACCATTCACGGCAGAGAGTTCCGCATGATCAATGACGATCAGGTGGAAGGTGTCGTTGAAGACCCGCGTGGTTACGCACGCGCTTAACAGGAGAAAGTTATGTCTGAGTTCAAGGGCGAAGAGTTCCGGTTCCCCGATGAGGAGGAACAGCAGGAAAGTACGGCAGTACAGGAAAAAACAAGAATCGCTGCTGGCGATGATGTCGAAATTGAATTAATTGATGATACGCCGGATAGGGACAGAGGTCGCAAACCTTTAGACAAAGAAGTCGCCGATCCGACCGACGACGAGATTGAGAACTACTCGGACAAGGTGCAGGCGCGTATCAAAGAGCTAACGCATGCCCGTCACGACGAGCGCCGCCGTAAAGAAGAACTCTTGCGAGAAAAGCAAGAGATGGACCGGCTTTTGGAGTACCTGTCTGAAGAGAACAAAAAGCTCAAGCAGACGGTCAACTACGGACAAGAGATTTATGCGTCTACAGCAACACGAGAAGCAGAAGCCCAGTTGGTTGCTGCACGGCGTAGTCTGAAAGATGCGCAGGAATCGTTTGACACAGATGCCATTATTGCCGCCCAAGAAGCGCTGATGGAGGCAAAGGTTAGATTCGACCAAGTTAAAAATTATAGGCCCGCCCCTTTACAAGAGGATGAACCTGTTGTACAAAGAGCACCATCGCAACCCGAAACGGTTCAACCGGACGAGAAGACGCTGCGCTGGCAGGCAAAAAACCAGTGGTACGGTCAACCGGGGTTCGAAGAATACACCAGCTACGCACTAGGGCTGCATCACAAGCTAGTCAACGCGGGCATAGACCCACGCACTGATGATTACTTCGCCCAAATCGACGGGCGCATGCGAAAGACGTTCCCCGAATTGTTCGGCGCGACGGATACGCCAAAATCTGAGCCTGCAAGTCAGCAGGAAGCTCCAGCCAAACCTACTACGGTCGTCGCACCTGCTAGTCGTTCGACTGGTAAGAAGACAATCCAGCTTACCCAGAGACAATACGATCTGGCGAAAAAGTATGGACTAACCCCGCAGCAATATGCTGCTGAAGTAGCAAAACTGGAGGCAAGAAATGGCTGAAAATCGTACCCCTCGTGATTTGGTTACCCGTGAAAAGACAGCACGTGCGGTCTATACCCCACCGTCGATGCTGCCTGATCCGACCCCTGAACCCGGTTGGAATTTCCGTTGGATTGCTACAGCAGTTAACGGTCAGACCTACGCCCAAAACGTCGCCATGCGTATGCGTGAAGGCTGGGTACCGGTAAAAGCGGAAGACCATCCTGAACTAATGATCCCCGGAAATGCGTCGGGGAATGTCGAAATTGGTGGACTGCTGTTGTGTAAGCAGCCGACAGAAACCGTGCAAGCACGTAATGCTTACTACAACGACCAAGCGTCGAAGCAGGAGCAATCGGTTGATAACACACTGATGCGCCAGAGCGATGCTCGTATGCCGCTGTTCAATGAACGGAAGTCTACGACAACCTTTGGTAAAGGTAATAAGTAGCTTTTTATTAACTAGGAGCTAAAATGGCTTATCCGACTGTAAATGCCCCCTACGGGCTAAAACCGATCAATCTGATCGGCGGTCAGGTGTTCGCGGGCCAAACTCGTGAACTCCCGATTGCCAGCAACACTGCTGGTGCGATCTACAACGGCGACATCGTTCGCCTATCGTCTGGCTTCATTGTCAAAGAGACAGGTACTACTACTGTTTCCGCGACCGGTGTTGTCGGTGTTTTCCTTGGGTGCAGCTACACTAACCCATCGACGGGTCAGAAACTGTTTGCCAACTACTACCCCGGTAGTGTTGTCGCTTCGGACATTCTGGCGTATGTATCCGATGATCCTGATCAGTTGTTTAAGGTTGCTGTGACTGGCGGCGCAACTTCGACCACCATCACACCAATTGACAACCTGATTTTGGGTAACAATATGGCAATTTCGCAGCCAGCTTCGAACAGCACTATTTCGGGTAACTCGAATATTGGTGCCTACGATTCCGGTTCGAATACCGCCGCTTCACTACCGTTCCGTGTCGTTGATCTCGTTCCTGAGACCGTCGATGCCAACGGCAACTACAGTGAAGTAATCGTTAAGTGGAACGCTCCGTACATGGCAGCTACCACAACGGCTACGGGCGATCCGCTTGTCTACACTACTACGGTAACTGTGACGGGTGGTCATCAGTATCTCAATCCGACCGGCACTGCCAACGTATAAGGGAGCTAAATCATGGCTATTTCACGCGCACAACTACTGAAAGAGCTGCTCCCCGGCTTGAACGCATTGTTCGGTCTGGAGTACGCTCGTTACGGCGAAGAACACAAGGAAATCTACGAAACCGAGACTTCCGAGCGTTCGTTCGAAGAAGAAACCAAGCTGTCTGGCTTCTCTGCCGCACCGGTTAAGAACGAAGGTTCTGCAATCGCGTACGACAACGGTCAGGAAGCATGGACTGCTCGATACAACCACGAAACCATCGCCCAAGGTTTCTCGATCACTGAAGAAGCGATTGAAGATAACCTGTATGACAGCCTGTCGGCTCGTTATACCAAGGCGCTGGCTCGTTCGATGGCATACACCAAGCAAGTTAAGGCCGCAGCAGTGCTGAACAACGGCTTCAACTCGTCGTATGCTGGCGGTGACGGTCAGGCACTGTTCTCGGCAAACCACCCATTGGTGGGCGGCGGTGTTAACTCAAACATCCCGACAACTCCTGCTGACCTGAACGAAACTTCGTTGGAAAACGCTGTGATTCAAATCGCAGCATGGACTGACGAACGCGGCCTGCTGATCGCAGCTAAGCCACGTAAGCTTGTTATCCCACCGTCACTACAGTTCGTTGCGACTCGTCTGTTGGAAACCAGCCTCCGCGTTGGCACCAACGACAACGACATCAACGCGCTGAAGAACAACGGTTCGATCCCAGAAGGTTACGCAATTAACCACTGGCTGACCGATAACAACGCATGGTTCCTGACCACTGACGTTCCAAACGGTATGAAGCACTTTGTTCGTACCCCGCTGGCACAGTCAATGGATGGTGACTTCGATACAGGGAATGTTAGATACAAGGCGCGCGAGAGATATTCGTTCGGCTTCAGCGATCCGCTTGGTATGTTCGGTTCGCAGGGCGCATAAGCTAGTATTTATGCGGTATCTCAAGGGGGCTTCGGCCCCCTTGTTCTTTTTCTGAAGTTCGATTATCATTACTCGTGTCATATGACAGGAGGATAATATGGACTACTCTCAATACCCCACTGATCGGGCAACTGCCAAAGCAACCGGTGCCAAGTATTACTACACAGGTAAGCCTTGCACTCGTGGGCACACCACCTTGCGAAAAACCAAAGGTGCATGTGTGGAGTGCATGAAAGAAGACTGGACGTTTGACAATAAGAAACGCAGTGAAAAGCCAAAATCAGAAGCGTCAAAGGCGGCGGGTAAACGCTATTATGAGAAGAACAAAGCGGTAGTAAAAGCCCGTGCTAATGCTCGCCCACCTGAAGAAAAACGCAGACACCGTAATAAGCATAAGCAAGAGAACCCAGAGGTCTACAAAGCCTTAACTAGCGCCCGTAAGCGCCGCCATCGCAATGCCACCCCCAAGTGGGTTACTAAAGAAGAGAAGTTAGCAATACGAAAACTGTATTTGAAAGCTATAGAGCTAACCAAATTGACCGGAGAACGCTACGTGGTTGACCACGATTATCCTTTACACGGAGAAACGATTTGTGGGCTACACGTGTTATCAAACTTAAAGATCATGACCCAAGAAGAGAACCTGAAAAAGTCGAACAAGCTGCTTGACTCCCCGCCTGCCCCCTAGTATAAAAGCGGTAATACCGGGAATACCGGTGCGTCGAACAGTCCCGGCTGACTTCATGCAGATCGACGTACCTAACCGCATGAGGGAAAATTCAAATGGCTCTTTCTACCACCCAAAGTATTTGGCGTTCGGGCGGCGGTGATCAAACTCGTACTGCATATTGCGGTTCTGGCTTGATGGCTGCTCAGTTCTATATCCCTGACGCATCTGAAACTGCTAACGTCAAAGTATCTTCTGTCGCTGGCGCTCCTAATCTAATCCTGCCTGCTGGCGCAGTTGTTCTGTCGGTAAGTGTCATCACGGCTGGTACAGGTTCCGTTGACCTTGGCACGACT